AGAGGGCGATTTGGCGCGATACAATGAGAGATTTAGCAAAATCGGCAAAAAGGCGCTGTTGTCTGCCATGTGTTCGCTCAATTACTACAAGGGGTTCAGCGTGGTTCGCACAATGTCCATTATGGAAACATATGAACTCATTCATCACTATGCGGACAAATTGTCCGTGTCCCCCGCGCCGTATGGGTATTATCATGCCGTTGCAAACAACGCGATTGCAAATAACGCGAGTGCAAATAACGCGAGTGCAAACAACGCGATTGCAAATAATGACGGCACAGAAGCTGTTGCGGATGCGGCAGATGCAGAAGCGCAATCGTATTGCAGCGTGCTCAAGGTGAAACAAGTCAAGTGCGAAAACATCACGCCTCAAAACATTGGAGAGATAATGCTGTGCAATATTCCAGGCGTCAGCAGCAAAACCGCGGCGGCGATTGTTAATAAATTCCCCACCCTGCGCGCTCTCATGGACGCGCTTCAAGCCTGCGGAAGCGGCGAGTGCTTGGCCGACATTCGTCTAGAAACGAATCGCAAATTAAGCAAACAATGCATTCAGAACATTTATAATTTTTTAATGGTGTAATGTATACGCACACTGTTCGACTTTTACACTTTTGCAAATCATCATGGAACTCGGCACCACTCTGAAATATATTTTAATAACCGTGCTCATTTTGGCGGGCTATTACGTGGTCGCCAGTGCGTCCCGGCTCCGCAGTGAAGAATTTTCGTTTGGAATTCGGCGCCGTCGTGAAGGATTCTCGTTGGGTTCGTCGTCGGATTCGGATTCGTCGTCCGCATCATCGGATTCGCCCGGCGTTTCGGCCGGCAAACACTCGTCCGTTCTGGCGGACAAGGCCAAAAACATCAACAACTCGTTGCAACTGTCGGACAACACGAACCGAACAAATTTTGAAACGACACTTGCAGTGATGGATGTATGGACCCAGATGAAAATAATTGCATCGCTCAATGCTCTGTCCGAACAAATGATCGCGGATTCAAACAACCCATCGTCGCCACCCAGCGACAAGACACTTGCGCTGATGAATTCTCTCATTACCATGACGAATTTTCAGACCACTGCTGTGTCGTCCGCCTACAAATATTTGGACGGCGCAAATTAAACCATAACCCACACCCCAAAAAACACGTTCTAGGGTATGAAGATGCTCACTTCATCCCCCGAATATTTGCCGGCGTCGATGAGCGACTGCGTGTAAGCGTCTCCGCCCCAGTTCGGGTCCATCGGATTCGCACTCAGTCCCTTTAGTTTCTTAATGTTGTCTTTAGGGGAACCGGCATTCGGTTCCATGGGGTCAAACGCCGGGTACGAGTTGGCATTCATCGGCGGCTGGTCGGCATCGTCGATGAAGTTGGAATTGGCATTTGCGGCAACCGCGCCGGGGTCCGCAACCGGCGGCAGTCCGCCTTGCAGGTCCAGCGGGCTCGGACGAATCTTGTAGACCGGGTTGCCCTGCGCATCAAACGAGTGCTGCATGTACAACACGGGACAACGAATGCCTTGCCCGCGCTGCCACTCCGTGAATTCCACGTACTCTTCTAAATTGTTGAATTTAAGCGGGTTCACGCCGGGCACGTTGGCCAGGCGGCTGTTGTGCAAATACAGCTGGCTCCCTTTTTGAATGAGGATGTTCGGGCACCGGTTTTTGTTCGGCGCATAAGACCCGTCATCGGTTGCGGTGCCTTCGAATGCTTCCTGCACGCTTTTGCTGGTGTGTGTCATTGTGAAGAGGAGCCCAATGAGGAACATGGCTAAAATGGCGCACGTGGTGGAGGTTATGGTGTATGTCATTTGCTTATTGATATTTGTGTTAATGTTTGTATTGATATTTATATTGGATGATGTTTGTTGCTAATATTATTAACACATAATTTAATTTTGCAAATTTAAATTATGCACAATCTGTATAGGGACATACACAATTAAGCAAAACAAAACAATGACAAAAACGCTGAAGCACTACAAAAGGCAACACGGCCGGACGCGGCGTCTAAGAAAAGGGGGCAAAGCGCACAAAGCGCACAAAGCGCACAAAGGTGGTAAGGCTTACAGCAGCGCAGAGTTCGACTTGGGCCAACTGAAGCGGCTAGAGGATGGTCACCATTTGTTTGCAGTGCACTCGAGTGATTCATGCGGTTATTGCAAACAGTTCAAACCAGAATGGGAACAAGTCATTGAACGATTGACTCCGCACCCGGACCTAACGGTCGCAAAATTGGGACCAGCTGCAACCGACTACATGAACAACAACCATTACGGCGAACACAATTATGGAGTGAATGGAGTTCCAACCATCGTTTACTATGTGGTGAACAAGGAGGCGCCGCGCGAATATCAAGGCGAACGCACCGCCGATGAAATCATCAAGTGGCTGACAAAGACCATGGAGGAAAACAACCTTGAGGTCACCATTAAGCCCAAAGCGGTTGCGGATGCGGATGCGGATGCGGATGCGGTTGCGGTTGCGGATGCGGATGCGGATGCGGATGCGGATGCGGATGCGGATGCGGCTCCAGTTTCTTTTGAAGAACCGGAAGAAGTGCCAGAATCGTTCGACCAGCAGTTGCCGTCTTCGATGGATGCAGATGCTGCAACAACCGAACAAGCGCTTGTACCAGCGCCCGAATCCGCAACAGCAGCATCATCCGAACTGGCGCCAGCGCCAGGACCCGAATCAACGGCAACGTCAGACACCATGGCAGATGCTTTTCCTGCCGCACCATTGTCTCCTGCATCCATCGCCGCCACCATTTCAACCAAGGCGAATGATTTGAATGACACGCTGAAATCGGCAACAGAATCAGCCACAAGTGCAGTTTCAAACACTGTTAGTGACATCGGCAATAAACTTACTAACTTGTTTTCTTCGGCACCATCGACCGAGACACCAGTGCCAGCTCCAGCGCAAACATCAGCACAAGAGACAACCGCCCCGCTCAATGTTCCACAGGTGCCTTCATTGGTTGGCGGCTTGAAGCGTCGCAAAATAACTCGACGCAAACATCGCAAATCCAAATCGACCCGGAAGTCGAAGAAGTCCAAGAAGTCAAGAAAATGAACGTCCCCAACACGGTGTTGTTTTTACAATTCATTGCAATTGTAAAAACTTGAAACGATGCATTTTAAGTGGCTTGGGTCAATTGTTGTAAGACTCTTGATTTTAAGGCTTCGGCAGCATTTGCGTTTATTTGAGCAGCATTGGCAGGAGAATTTTGGACGGGATTTCGCCACGACTCTGAAAGTTCACCCGTTTCTATATATTTTGTATATAATTTATCGGTTATAGCTTTGTTAATATTCATTTCATCCTCATTTTTGGGATTCTGTCTAAATGCAAACCCCCTAGAATCGTCTTTTCCTTGTTTAGCACATTCAAATGTTTTAACAGGGTCCTGATAAGAATCCGGTTCGCAAATGCAATCTAGTTTTTTTGCACGAGGGTCGCGAACAATGTCTTTGGTCCCATCAATCGCTTTTGTTATTGTCATGTGGAATGGAAGATTCTTTTCCATGGCATCGAAATATTTATTTCCACCACCACCACGCTGTTTCACAACTCTTGTTTTTTTGTTCTTACGCTTGGATGACTTGGTTCGTTTCACCCTTTTTGTTTTTTTGCGTTTATTTCCACCAGCAACCGGACTATTCACCCTTTCTTTCATATGTGCAATTGCTATTTCCAACTGTTTTATCTTTTCATCATTTGCATTCAGTACATCTTGTGTAAGTATAGGTTCGTTATTTGCACCGAGAGCTGCATTGGCTTCACGCAATTTCCGCAGTTCAGCTTCTGCCTGTGTCAATTCTGGCTGTGTCAATTTTGCATTCCACGCCTCCGTTTCTGCCGCGCGTTGTGCTAAGTTTTTAGCGACAATGTTTTTAACTTCATCCTTCTCCGACGTCGTCAATGGTACTGTCCCAAATGCATATTGCACTGGCTTTGATTGTCTTACTGGCATGACAACTTGAACTTGTATGCAGTAATTGTTCGTATGTTTAAAAAAAGCATCATCGCCGCCCATGCCTCTAGCCATCAGTTGGCTTTCATTCAAATGCGCCTTGCAAAATGTTTTCAAAATGTCGCTGTGACACACTACCACGACATTTCTTGTTGAGCTGTTTGTTCTGCCAAGTATATTTTCATTTTTGATATACCATTGCATGAACAGTTCTATTCCAATTTGGTCCACAAAATCACTGCCATAATCTGCAAATGCTTTGTTCATTAATGCATATCCTGGCACTCCATCAATTGTCATGCTTCCGTCCGTGAGTGTCTTAACATATTTTGAAAAGAATCCAAATCGTTGTACGTTTGTTTCATATGGATATGGATGATTTACGTAACCGGACGCATTTTCACGGAGATGTGGAGCAATCTCAAAATCAGATATGTGATTCGGGAACAACATTGCTGCAGTGCACCATGTTCGTATCAATGGACTGCAAAAATAATGGTCCACATCATATTGTTTAAAAAATTCACGATAATCGTTTTGTTTTGCAATTGTTGCAAATATTCCATCATTTGAAATAAATGGGTCGTCTAACTTGAGTTTTTTCAGATGCCCCGATAATCCCATTTGTTCATTTGCACATGACTTTGCGTGCCTCACAAAGAAAAAATTGAACTGGGTTGCAGGCACTTTTTCATTTGGTTTCACATTTTGCAGTTCTTCAAACTTAACTGGTGCAGTAATCTTTGCATCCACCACAAATTTGAATCTATTATCACTTGAAACAAACACACTGGTTGAACCAGTGTATCGTCCTTGCTGTTGTAGTTGTTTTTGGATTTGTTGTTGAACTTGTTGGTGTTGCTGTTGCTGCTCTTGCCGTTCTTGCAAAGCATCAATGTCTTCCGATGATGCAAGAGATTTGTATTTGGATTGGTAAGTTGGCAAACTGGCGATGGGTACTTGTGGTCCCTCCATTGAATTGACCTGTGGTGCCAATTGTGGTTTTGATGATTTATTACCCATTTTTGTGTAAATTATGGCATATAATACAATGATAATATTATTATTATTATTGTCATTGTTATTGCATGATGTTTTAATTATCGCACATCGCATCCCTTATTGTCGCATCGCCATTGGAATGGCGTCATGGCACTCATACCCCTGCACTTCAAAATCACCCACCTCATATTTCCCAATGTCTTCATGCAGCGCGCGAATGGCGATTTGTGGAAACTCGTGCGGCTCTCTTTTGAGCTGTTCTTTCAACGCAGACACGTGGTCATCATAAATGTGCGCATTGCCTAAATAATATATGAATTCATGCGCGTCCAGGTCGCAGTGATGCGCCAACAGGTGTGTCAGCATGCTATACGACGCAATGTTGAACGGCACGCCTAAACCCACATCGCCGCTGCGCTGATATAACGAGCACGACAGCTTGGTGCCGTCGGTCACGTGGAACTGCATGAGCACGTGGCACGGCGGCAGCGCCATTTCATCCAGCTGGCACGGATTCCACGCTGAAATGATTAACCTGCGTGAAGTGCGCCGCTCGGGGTCCTTTAGCGCATCGATGACGGCCTGCAGCTGGTCCACACCCTTTTTACAATTATCATTGGTGTCATTGTCATCATTGTTATGATTGGCGGGATACTCGCCGCCGAAATTCCGCCACTGGAACCCGTAAATGGGGCCCAGGTCGCCCTCCGCTCTATGAACTAACCCGCGGCTGTCCAGGAACTCCCGCGACGCATTGCCGTCCCAGATGTGCACGTTCTGCGCCTGCAGCAACGCATTGTCCGTGTCCCCGCGAATGAACCACAGCAGCTCCTTTAGGCACGTCTTCCACGCCAGGCGCTTGGTTGTCAAAAACGGGACGCGGCGATTGTTTAGCGAGAAGTGCATCGCCGCGCCAATGGCGGCAAAGGTTGTGCCGTTGCGACTCTCTTCCTTTGTCCCGTCCGAGAGAATATCCTCAATTAAATTCAGGTACTGGTTTTCTTCATGCCGACTTGGAAACTCGGGATTCGACGTCGGCACCTCACATCCGGTGATTGGAACGCGTCTATACTTGTTGTATTCTGTTAAACTTTTCAGCATTATGTTGTGTCTTATTGGGTATGATTGGGTTATTTCACTGGTTTGCATTTATGCTGTTTTCGTGCCATTTGATATTTCGGGCCATTTGATATTTCGGGCCATTTGACATTTCGGGCCATTTGATTTGATATTTTTGTTGGTTGTTCTCATTTTAATTTTCTCTCGTAATTGTAAAATAATAAAGCAAAAGGTTATAACAAATCAACAACCCGAAATCCCATGGACGCCATTGAGATCACCGCCAAGGACACCGCCTCAGCCAGCGGTGGCTTCTTTAAGCAAGTGTTCAAGCTGAACGAGGACGCCCAGGGCGAGGTTTTAAACATGATGCAATACGTTGCAATCGGGTTCATTCCCGCCATTTTGGTCATCTACGTGATTCGCTACTACGTTCCCGACCCGGATGATGACAAGGGCAGCCTGACCATTTTGGCCGAGATTTTCGCGCAGACGTTCGCCATGCTGCTCGGCATTTACTTCATCCACCGCATGATTATTTACTTCCCCACTTACAGCGGTATCAAGTACGAGCGCTTCCACATCATCAACATCCTGATGGTGTTCATCATGGTGCTCTTCTCCATTAAGACGAAGCTGGGCGAGAAGGCGCAGATTCTGGTGGAGCGCGCCGTTGACATGTGGTCGGGCAATAAGCCACAGGGTGGCCCTGCACAAGGCCAGGGACATGGCCAAGTTCGCGTTACGCAGCCGATTACGGGGTCCATGGCATCGGGTGTGCCCATGACGGCGCCGCCCCCTCCCCCGCAGCTGACCAGCAACCGGGCCCAAATGGGCATGGGCATGGGCATGGGCAATGCCATGAGCGGCATGGTGAAGGACTTTAACGCCATGTATTCGGGCGGCGGCCCGCAGCAGCAGCAGCAAATGCAACAACCGCAGATGGACTTTGAACCCATGGCTGCGAATGAAGCGGGCTGGGGCAATTCAAGCCTATTTTAGACGGGAACCAAGGTTCCCGTAAACCCTCCTTTTTTCCTTTGGACCTCCTTTTTCCTCCTTTGGACACCCCTTCAGAAAAATGCACACAATTGTATTCATTTTTCAATATTTTTCATAATAGTTTTGGGCAATACAATGAATCAAATGCATTTTGATCCGATGTCATTCACAAAATGCATTGAAAATAAAAAAATTGAAAGTATTCCAAAATTCATTTTATCCGACACGAATTTATCAAGACAATTGAATATGTTGTCCCAGCTCATTCACTACAACACAGACATTCAAAACTGGGGGGAAGTCGGCAATGTTAAACTGAAAGGTGTGAAACGATTCCCAAACACGATGGGACTGGATGAAATCATTGCGATTGCTACAAAACACCGTGCAGCCATCATCATCAAAACGACCTGGCAATCCATCCGAAAACCAGGTGGATGGTACATCAAAGGCATGACGCACATGACCCATGAAAATGAGTGGCTTCAAACAAATGGAACCATCATAACACACGATGAACTCAAAATCGTGTGCGATAGAAATCAAAAAAATCACAAATGGAGTTGCAGAGACTGCTATTTGTTGAAATATTAACCAAACAAAACCCAAACAAAACCCAACATTTTTTATTACACATATTTAAAGTTTAAAATTGATTTGTTTAATATAGTTCATTTGAGACATCATTATCACTATCATTGCATTTATATCATTGCATTTATATCATGCATCTGCAAGACACCGGAAAATTCAGAACCAACTCGATGGACCAATTTTACACATCGCCAACTGTGGCCGCATCGTGCATTGCCCGCATCTTGCAGCACGTCCCGCACGCAACTGAATGCACGTGGGTGGAACCATCGGCCGGAAACGGGGCATTCCTGCACAACGTGCCGCCCTGCATCACGAACAAAATAGGAATTGATTTGGACCCTCAGTCTCAGGACATATTGAAACACGACTATTTACAGTGGTCGCCAGATGCAGATGCAACCATGAAACCCATCCTGGTGTTTGGAAACCCTCCATTCGGGAGACAGTCCTCGCTCGCAAAAGCGTTCATCGCAAAAAGCTGCACCTTTGCCGACGCCATTGCATTCATTCTGCCCAAATCATTCACCAAACCCAGCATGTTCAATGCGTTTGATTTGAAATTCCATTGCGTGCATTCAGGCGAACTGCCAGCCAACTCGTTCGTTCTGAACGGCGCACCATACGACGTGCCGTGCGTGTTTCAGGTGTGGCAAAAGAAAACGGTGAATCGCACCGTTGAAACTGCTGTTCCGCCGGTCGGGTTTCAATACGTAAAATCAAGCGTGGAACAAGCGGATGCAACAACCGAATACGACATTGCATTTCGTCGCGTGGGAGGGCATGCTGGCAAGTGTTTTGTGAATGACGGCACAAAGAAATACAACGCACAGTCGCACCACTTCCTGAAATTCGACGATGCATGCGTGCCATTCATGGGCGACATCATTGAAAAAATAAATGCGCACACATTCCCCAGCAACACGGTTGGCCCGCGCAGCCTTTCCAAGAGTGAAATCAATGTGGTCCTGAATCACATTATTGCGACGACGACGGTGCAGTGATTTGATTAGCCATTATGGGGGTGTGTGTGTGTGCGTGTGTGTGTGTGTGTGGTTTTTGTGTTGTCTTTTTTTTTTTGAATGTGCGGCG